CCTTATCTAGTATTGTTTCCGCCAATTTACGATATTCTTGCTGTTTAATAAAATCATTTATTGATTTTTGAATAACATCGCCATCGTATAACATTTGCTTATTAATGATTCTCTCATTCCATAATTCAAGACGTTTAATAATTGAAAATAACGTCTCTTCTTCAATAATATTATTAGGCGTTTTATACTTATTAATTGCTTGATGAATACTTTGATTTTGAAGGTTGGGTACTTTTTGAAATTCTTTGTAGTATTCTAAAATGATAATAAATAACCTTTTTAAATTTGGATCATCAAAATATTCAATAGCTAAATCAGGTATTATCTTTTCGGCAAATTCTGGTTCTACCAACAATTGCCACATTAATCGTTGTTGAAATTCAAAACCAAGATATGCAGTTATTGTATTTTTAATATTTTCAGCCATTATTAATTTTACATATTAAAAAAATAGTTATTGGATACTAAATTTTAGTAAATACCAATAACTATTTCCTAAATTGTTACTAACCTCTTAATTTCTTAATTTTTTTAGCATCACCTCACGTTCAAACACGGATAATTCCCTAATTTGACTAATTGATAAACCTCTATAGTTAATTAAATCATAATCATCCCACATATTCTTAACGTCATTTTTTTTAATCTTTTCATATATGGAATCTGTGATTTCAACAACTGTTTCAACTAATTCGATTGACCATCTTGCGATAGGATTAAACCCATCAACATAAAATAATCGTTCCACAATTGGTTTATCATTTATATATAACCCAATCTTACATTCAACGCCACGAATTGTCTTATCTTCAATTTGTTGAATAATAGGTTGTGGATTATATTGTTTGATTATTTCTTGATGATATTCGGATAAATCATAAATCATCACATCACTATCGTCATTGGTCGTATCAATTCGACCAACATCTGCAATTACGTCATAACTATATTTAGATAACGTTTTCTGCAATTTTGTAATTATACGTGGAAGAACATCCCTAATGTTAATCGAGTATCTCGTAAACGGATTAAACGAATCCGCATTGAAAATTTTCTCGCACAATAAAACATCTTCCTGAGTTAAAGAAAATCTAAACGTATTGTTAAATTCTTTTTCATTCATTTTTATAGAAAATTATAATTGTTAATATTAAATACAAATATATAAAGAATATATTAAAGCTGAAAGACTATTTTATAATTTAACCTTATCATTTTTATAATATTCAGTAAGTAACTGTTTTTCATTCATAATTACTGTATAAAATGGTTCAACATAATTTGGAAAAGTACTTCCATATACAGACAAAAAATCATCCTCAATCATCATGTTATATAGGTTCTTACTACCTCTACCCTCAGGGGATAATGGAACATCTAATTGCAACAACTCCTCTCTAGCTTGCTCATTAAGCATTGGTTCTCTTAAATTTGTTAATTTATAGTTAATTTTAAGTCTTTCAATACCATTTAATAAATTTTCCAAAGATTTTAATGGTTTCTTTTTATTTAATATTCGTTCCTTTTGTAAATCATCTGCTTTTTTACAAATTTCTCTAACACTCAACGTTTTAAATTTAATCTCTGGAAAATATTTCAATATCGTATCTTCCTTAATTCCACCAACACCAACTATATTATCCGCAGTATCACCACAAATGATTTTCATTGCCAACGCATTTGTATAATGATGATTGAAATACATCATATAGTTTGTTTTTGTTACTGGTTTATCAATATTTGGAAAAATTATGGTAATGTTCAAATCCAGTAGTTGTGCATAATCACGATCATTTGAATATATGAAAATTTCTTCCTTATTATTATAACGTAAACAATATTCAGCAATTAAATCATCCGCTTCAATATCATCCACCTCAATTTGTCTGAAAAAAAGTTCTTCAGCATATGCCTGAACTCTTTTACGCTGCTTTAAAATCGATTCCTCTTTTGCATTTTCCTTACGAATCTCAGCCGCAGTCATTTCAATGCGTTGATGCCATTTTTTTGAAATACGATTGGCTTTATACTCGTGGTCTATTCTATATCTTTGAATTCCGCCACCTTCACCATCCCAAGCCAATACGACTTTATTAATCATATGATCTTTGATTAATTTACGAGTAGTAGTTAAAAATTGATATAGTCCTCCAATATGCCCAAATGGTTTAGTATAAATATCTTTAGCACCATGAAATGAACGCTTCAAAAGATAATTACTGTCAACTAAAAGTGTTCTAGTTTTCATTATTCTATACGTCTACAAATATTTCGTTAACCCAATCATTTTTTAAAGCAATTCTATATGCACAAATAAATTTTTTCTTAAATTCTTTTTTTGTTATTGATTGTTTAGCATCCTTAATTAAATTTTCTTTAGTCCAATAAGAAGATGAATACCCTTTTTATAATTTAACATTGGGTAGATAATATCTCTCCAACCATTATCTCTTATTTTTAAATATAAAGCATTATTATTTTTCATTAAATTCTATTGCATATATACATCTAAAATGGGTATTATTTAATTGCTTCATATGTGAACAAATATCTTTAATATAATTGTGTTTTTTTGCTGCAGAATATGCACATGAATCTAATAATCTAAAATCACGTTTATTATCATATTTTAACGCAATTTCCTTACATTTATCATATGTCCATTTTAATTTTCCCATATTATATGCTAACTAAAAATTTGGCTAATTTTAAATTAGCCAAATTTTATTATTCAGATTTATCAATAAAATCATAAAGTAATTTACCATCTGAACCTTCAATGCGTTCACCAGTATCAATATCAGTAACATCTAAACTATCATTACCAAATAAATTTCGAAAATATAAAATATTTTTCTTCTTATATTCTTCAACACCTTCTGATGTTATAAATCCGTGTGGTACTGATATTATTGAACCTTCCATAGAAATACCACCAAGCGGACCATCAACTTGATTTTTTAAAACATTAACTTTTACTGATACTCCATAAGAAATTTCACGTTTTTTTGAAACAGCGGTAATTCTTTTAACACCTTTAGTTAAAATACCACCAAAATAATATTGTAATCTTGGTACATATTCCCAAGTACGACCACCTTTCATTGTAATTGCATTATTCATAGCATCACGTCCAATTTTCTGAACAGCAATTACCGTATTAGTATATGGTTTATCAATCTTTCGACTGTTTGGTATAACATCATTAAATAAATACATAAATTCTTTTTCGTAAGCACCTGCATTCCAGAAATTACTATCATTTTCATTTTTTTCGGCAGCATTGATTGTTTTGTTACAATTTAATGTACCAATAGAGTCAATTGCAAATAATAAGTCATATGGTAAATTACCATCATTTTGCTCACGTAAAAAGAAACGAATACAATTTGCTAAATCTTCAATTGAAGCATAACTTCTATTTTTATCATTTGGTCTACCAAAACGTTCAAGTAAATATTCATTATCGATAAAAATATATTCTTTATTAAAATCGAAACCCATCAATCCCAATCTATATTTACCTAAATTATTTTCTAGATCGATTATTATTGGGAGTAAACCCATTTTTTGTCCTGAAACAATACCCAACGATACTGCTGTTGACTTTCCACTATTTGAAAATCCACAACATGTTGTAACATATCCTTTAGGAAAACCCGGTAAACCTGTAACGTTTTCCATTGCGTCATCAATTTTAATCCATTCCAGTGGTTTATCTGGAACATCTTCACCCCCAATCCTTTTCTTAAAATCTTCTAAAGAAAATGTTTTTTTTGGCGTTGGTTTTCTTTTATTTGCCTGAATTTCATCACTATCCAAATCTAATAAATCTTTTTTTGCCATAAATTTATAATTTTTAATTTATTAAAAAAGGGGGGTGAAAACCCCCCAAAATATAACTGATTTTTAAAATGGGAGATCTTCATAATCATCAGAACTACTCTGTGATAATTGGCTTGTCTCCTGATTTATTTCTTCTCGTACCTCATTATTGGCAAGAATTTCCTTACCCATATCAGATGCATCATCATTATATGTACCAACCTTAGATTCTGTTATGTTGCTAATGGTAACACGTGGATATTCTTCTTCATCAAGGTCAGATGCATATTCAAAATTATCGGTATCATCATCAGTATCAAGATTACGATTACGGGTATTTGCAGCTTCTTCCAAATCGGGACGACCGGGAAATACCCAATGTTTATT